TGAAGATGCGATCTTCCTTCTGCCAGCCCACATAGGTAATCATGATGCCACGCTCAAGGAGATAGTTGGCCCCAAGTTCCATCTGCCGTTTGAACTGAGGAATGTAACTAGCCACCATCCACTTTAGGAAGGCACTCGTAACGCGAGCGCGGCCAATGTCGCCAGACTCAACCGGATAGGCGCGAATGTTAGCGCGGTTAAGAGAAGACATGAACATCGCCACGTAGCGATTGATGCGCTCGTTAATGACATGAGCTTCCTGATCGGATGCACCTTTCCACGGGAAGGCATCGCTTCCACCCTTGCGTAAATCCTCGGACTTCCCTGCCCACAAGTTGCGCCGGTTGTCATATGCATCAGCACACTGGTCAAAATAGAAATTGAGGTCAGTGGTAGTGCGTTCATACGCATTACGGATAGCCATAACATTTGGCTTATCCTGAACGTAAATAAGTGCTTCTTGATTATCGTTTTCCATTTAGGTTTTGTCCAATAGCGCGAATGATGCGGTAGGCTGCACCCTTATCAATTGCTACCTTGTCCGCTAGGACAGCAGCTTCAATTGGTTGGTATTCAGCGTGAAGTGTTCGTTGCAAAATTTCAAAACCCAACAGACGATCAATCTGTTCGTCCTGCCACTTACGATCCAATGTAATATCAATCTCCAAGCATTTCATGGCGATAGGTAGTTCCACCGGATGAGTCTGTAATTGCGTCAACATTTATTCGTTTGCCCAACAGCTTACCACGGAGTTTGCGAGGGATTGCAACAGGCACCTTTCCTTCATGTCCCTCTAGCTTTGCATAAACCCATCGTGGGTTGCGGGCTTCCATCAACACTGTTGCCCTAATTTTGTTTGGAACTGCAAGCGGAGCTTCAAGGGATAGCTCAATAAGCTCCACCGCTTCTTCGGTGAGGTAGGTGTTCTTACCATAGCCGGAGTAGTGCAACCCCTCCTTTAGCTTTGCCGCTTTAATTTTAAGCAGCTCGTTAACTGTTTTGCCTAGCCTGTCGGCTAGAGTGATGATTTTTACTTTAGCCATTAGTATCCGCTCTTTCGTTTTGGTTGTTGTATTGTCTTATCCATCCAGCGTATGCCGTCAATGCACGCATAGCGGATTACGTCTATCGGGTCTTTCCATGCTTCATCCGTTCCGCCATCTCCCGTGTATTCCTGAAGGGCAGTGATGATGTTCTGGCAATTCTCTGAGACATAGAATCGCGGGCGGTTGAGACTATCCATCTTCGCCTTACGATTGTAGGCCATCTTGCTTTGGATGGCTTGGATGCCGTCTTCAATGTCCAAACCGGGAGCAGGATTGAATGTCAGCCCGTTGTCAGCCAAGTCTTCGATGATCGAACTCGCCCCGTTCTGCGATTGATACTTGGCTGCTCCAAGGCGCGGGTCAATGAGCCTGTCCAGTATCTCCTCCTTGTCGTCCGATTCCGACCGGATGATTAGGTCAACGTAGTTCTTGATGCCATAGCCAAGCCCCTTGCTGCCGTCTCCTCCTATCCATCGTCCTCCATGCCACTTGGCCCAGTCTCCCACATTGACATCCGGCCACTCACGATAGACGTAGTAGGTTTCGCTTTCATCTACAGCAATCCAGCACATAAACCAGTTCTTGCGCCCAGCTGGGTCTAAGACCATGTAACGTGTAACGTTTTCACGCGGTATTTTGTCATGTGGTATGACGTTAACCTCCCTAGAGAACATAGGGAACCTAGTGGACGCACTCTTGGTTGGAACGCCGTAGGCTCGCGTTAAGATTTCTTCTTCGCCCCTACCTTGTAAGTCCTGAGCAATACGATCATAACCACCAAACGGATTGTCCTTTGAATGGAAGTAAATGATCGCGCTGTTTCCATTTGCAGCGTGTTGTATAAACGGCACTGGTCTATCATTGAGAAGCTCCGCTAGTTTGGTTTCTACTGTTCTTGCTTTCTCAAGGTAGTCTCTAACCACTTCCGTGTAACCGTCAATCGGAGTGAACGTAACAATGATTTTGGCGTTACGGGTAGCCAATCTAAAGCGCAGAGTGCGTAGTAGCTCAGGCCCAATAAGATATTCATCACACCACGCCCCAAGGTTGAGCCACACCGGTTCACGACTGCCCAGCTCCGCTCCTTCCAGAATAGTATCGTTGTTAAGAAACTGAGCATAGGTCTTGAAGATGATGTGGCTCTTCGTGACCGGGAGGATGAGGCTGCTTTTCGAGAAGCCGTTCTTCCGCGTGTAGCTAATGTTCTCTTCAGCACTAAGCGTTTTCTTCCTAAGTTCTTCTGGGAGTGCATCATATATTGCGCTTTGTTGTTGTCTAATGGAAACGTCTGCGTTCTGGGCAAAGCACATGATGACGCTGCCGGGATTGTCCATTGCTGCTTTCACCACCGCCGTCGCTGCCCAAGTCGTCTTAGACGATCTATTGCCGCCGCTTACAAGTAGTTCATTGAAAGATTCTAACAACTCCTCAGCTTTCTTCCAATGCGGGAGCTTAAAGCCATACCTGTAAGGGTCTCGGATGCTGTTCTCTATCGCCTGATGATAGATGTCGTAGAGCGAGGCTAAAGCCTCCGGCTGCATTCGCGCCATTTCCTCATTGGTTGGTGGCGCGAGAATGGCGTGTTTCCTCCACGATAAGCTCATAATATTTTTGCCTGTTTTCTAATGTTAATTCTTGCGGGCAAAACCTGTAGATTTCCTATTGTATGCAAACCGCCACGACTGAGGGGAAATATGTGGTCAACATGGTGCTGAATTCCTGTGCAAATACTAAGCCTTGTTGCCATTTTATAGACCTCCCTTATCATAAGTCTTTCCTTCTTGGGAAGTGAGCCTACTTTAATTTTTGCCTTATAAAGTCTATTTGCCTCTCGTATTCTTTCCTTGGAACGTCCTCGATAAATCTTGGACATCTTATTGTATTTATCTTTGTTTGCGTTTCTTCGCGCAATGTCGTTTGCAGCCTTCCTTGCTCGGTTTTTTTTATAATAATCTGGATAATAGGCTTTTTGCCAGAGTTCATATGCTTTTTTAACTGCCAAATACTTTTTTGGGGACAGCCATCTTTCTCCGTTTTTACATGAAGAGTTATAACCCCAGAACACCATACCATCCTCGCGTTTGGTTCCTTTTTTAATCTTTGATGTCATTTGTAATTTGTTTCCTCCAAATCATATCTCAACAGCCTCCTTCTGAAGCGCGGCCCTAGCATCAGCTATAGCCTTCATAGCATCCTCCAAGCTAGGCTTACCAGCCTTGTGCTCTACAACCACCTTGTTCTCCCCTAGAGCCTGCATACCCTTATCTACGGCTATCCCATAGGACAACACCAAATCCCGAATGTTCACCTTAGCCAAAGCATCAGGGTTGTTAGCCAGCATCTCTAACTTCTGTTTAGCCAACAACCTCAGCCCCTCTGCCATCTCAAACCCATCAGCCGCCAACTGCTTACGTCTCACCTCAATGGCCACCTCATGCCGCGCCTTCACCTTACTAATCTGATTGAACGAGAATCCCGTAGCCTCAGCTATCTCCTCCCACGTATTCCCTTCAGCCAGTTGCTCCAAGCACAGCATAGCCTTCGTCGGCTCCCGCGCCTCTAGGGTGCGACAATCACTGTCCACTAGGGAGGACAATAGAACGGGGCTGATGTTTTCTATGCTCATTGTGAAATCAATGCTAGTAACGATTGTTCATCCAAGGCAAGCGCAACATCGTTTGTAATGCGTTTAACGCGAAATCCACGGATAGCTGATAGGAAGTAGTCTCTACGACTGTCATACGCCATTTGCTCACTATCATCGTGATAGCCGCCATCTACCTCAAGACACAACTTCTTGCGACGCTTAAAGTAGAAATCAACAATGAAATGCTTGTTAGACGTGCAGAAGCCTTTCTGAAAGCAATAGTCTTCACCAATACTATCAAGCAAGTCTTTAACGTAAAGCTCTGCCTTAGTAGCTTTGGCGATAAGCACACCTCGCCTTAAAGCTAACAAGCTTCGGTTGGAAGGACTACTGTTGATATTCATCTTACGCTTGCGTATGGATTGTAACCAGCCCCCAAAATTTCTGTCAAGACATTTGTTCAACTATGTTTCAATGTATTATTCAACTATGTTTTCCCGTCTCTCCTTTTAGGAAGGACCCTTTACAAGATTTTTTTATGGGGGCGTTCTGACCCTGTTAAAAAAACACCCACCGAAGTATGCCGCCGATCTCATAGGAAATCGACACACCTCCAAGGAAGCGCGAGAGGCACGGTGGGTCTACTGCCATCACACAATACACCAAGGGAGCATTGGTCAAGCTCCTACTACCCGCTCTCCTTCTGGAGTCCATTTACAACTTTTTTTAAAGAAGGCATTCTGACCAATTACAATAACCCTACCCCCCCCCGACCGCAACCCCCCTCCCCCCCC